ATTTAATTCTCGGACAACCTCCTGCCAGGATCTCTCGTTGAAGCCTTTCCATAATCTTCAGATCATAGACGCCGGCAAAATGCACGAGAAGACACCCAGCATCCCACAAACGTTCCCCTGGTAGTCCTCGCAAATACGCGTTGAAGCGCCAATGTGCTGCCGTAGTTTCCGTCTTTGCGAGATCCCCAGGAACTGTTTCGAGGAGCCGGATCATAGCAGCATTCTCCCACCAAATATGATACAAAAGATCGGTCTGTTCCCCTATACGCCGCCACCAATCACGGAGCCAGGGAGAGTTCCGCATGAGCATGTTACCGGAATTCAAATGACCACAGGCGTCTATCGTCATTAGAAGATCCTTGTTATCGGGGAGTAGCGGCATTACCACATCTTCCAACCGGAGCTTATCATTTGTAATCATCACGTCGGCATCCGATAGGAAGAAGAGAGTGCCATCGGGCCATATCTTGAGGCTCTCGGACACGAAGCCCACTTTCGACCAAGGAATCGGCCTATTGCGATCCCAGAACCTCTCATCACCCTGTATGTAGCTGTAGCCGTGCTTTTCGGCATATGCTCTTTTGGATGCTAGGGCCGGAGCCAAACTCTTACGGAAATCCTCTCCGATTGCGAGGGTAAGGATGACGACCATCTGCGTTTTATTACGTGGCATCCTTTACGCCCACCGAGTAAATGCCTGAATCCGGATCCACAGATGCAAAACAGTGTCCCTGGTGTAAGCGTTGGGCTCTCAAGGATGCGGCCTGTGATTATGTATTTGCATGTGGTCTGGATCACAATAACAAATTCCACATGGGCCAAGGGTGTGGTAGGACCTGGTGTTGGACGTGTGGTAAGAAGTATTGTTCTCAGTACATTGATCCGGTCACAGGGGCAAGGAAACCAGATGCGAAAGATAATCACAATCCCTTTTGTTGTAAGGAGGAGGCGGGGTTCAAGCAGGAGGATTATTGCGGAGGAGGACACAGCTCGCATTGTTCGAGGAGGTGGTGAGCATTGTCGGCTTCGCCTTGACACTCAGCTTAGCGCGGCGTTTCACACTCAGCTTAGCGCTTCGTAGTCGGCTTCGCCTTGACACTCAGCTTAGTAAATTTGAAAAATCATTTACACCCCTCCTCGACTAAATGCCCTACGCCTACGAAAAAAATGCCGAAGGTCTCTTCGTCTGTACGATCTGTAAGGAAACGAAGAAGAACCAGAACACAATGCACTACCACATGAAGACACATGAAGGACATCTTCCTTTCAAATGCCAAACATGTAAGAAAGAGTTCCTACATTCCCAGACACTTGCGCTCCACATTTCCGCCCGCCATTCAAAGAATGAAGCAAACTACATGACCTGCCCCAGTTGTCCTTTCAAGTCTCTGACGAAATCGAACTGTATTGTTCATTTCATGCGGCGACACTGTGAAGAAGAAGTTAAGCAGTTCTCAAAGAATGGCTTAACATGTTCTTGTGAAAAAGTGTGTAATAGTAATACGGCGTTCCTGTATCATATATCTCAATGTATTCAGCTGCCGGTAGAGAAGCAGCGGCTCCTACAAACGTTAATATAATCTAATCTAAAAATATAATGTTCCGCTACCTCGTTTTAGCTGCGCTTTTTTTCGTTTTGTCCCCCGGTAACTTTTTGACCCTGCCTCGCGGTGGATCCAAGAGGGTGGTGGCCCTTACCCACGCTGTCGTGTTTGTTGTAGCGTATTATTTGTCTGAGAAGGTCGCTGAGATGCTTAGTGTGAAGGTGGATGAGGGGTTTCAGCGTGGGCCTGATAAGGGTGCTATGCTTGATAAATATAGGCAAGCGTCACAAGAATGTGACAGTGTAAAACTGGAGCAGACTGCTGTATGTAGTAGAGGGCCTAGATCTGACTATTGCCGAAAGCTCAAAGGAGAGCAGGAGAGAATCTGTCAGAATGCACAGTATGTGGCGAAGGACCTTAATGCCCTTGGAATACGCTGGTAAAACCCCTACAAAACACTTATAATAAAGCTTCTTACAGAAGTTTTATTATAGGCGAATCTACCAACTATAAAATAGAAATGGACAGAGTTGCCTTATTAGAGATCGAGGCATACCTCATCGAAAGACTGAAATATCTGGAAACTCCTGAATGTCGCCAGAAGTTCTCCAAAGAGGAACGTGAGAAGGAACTGAAACTGCTTACCGAAGAGTTCCGAAGTGTTCTGAAAGAGAAAGATAGACGCCCACCTTCTCCACAAACGATCGATCCTCTCTATATCTCAGTCGATTTGACAAAGGTCTGTGAAACCACGACCAATTTGTATAAATGATATCCGAACGCGCCAAAGGCCGCAATGATCAGCATATCATATGCCGGCCGTTCAGTCTTCTTTCCGTGATAGCCAATCCAAATAAGTAGTGGCGCGATCAAGAGCACGTGGATGAGATTCACCCAAAGCATGGAGGATTTCGCGAAAAAGCGACCGACTGCCTTCACCCCGTGATAGACCAGGATGAGAAGCCCGGTGCCGAAAAGAACATTATAGACCCAATCGGGACTGGCTGCCCGCTGAAACGCCACCCACAGCAGAAAGGGCACTATGAGCGCCACATGCAGAACGGCAATCAGCAGATAAGGGTCCATCTTACTTTGCGGCCATCTTTTTTAAAGAGTCATAGTTCGCGCTCACGTAATAAATAACTACCAGAGCACCTACTCCTGCTGCAACTTGTTTCAATAGCTTAGCATTCATTTAATGGATGCTTAGAGATTTGCCAGAATCCACTCCTCCACTTTCTCATTCGCTGCAGACTGGAAGGGTCCAATCACCTTCTTGTTCTTCACAATCACGAAAGAGGGAATGGACCTCACCCCGCAATAGCCCCCTGTGTAGTTGTTCTGATCCACATCGCACTTGAGCCAGTTCACTTCAGGAAATTTCGCCTCCAGCTCGGGCATGTTCAGCCTACGACATGCTCCGCACCACGCCGCAGTGAAATAGATCACACTGAATGCCGGGATCGTAGTGCCTTCAGGAACAGGTTGAACTCCAGTGAGTTGTTCAAACTCTTCTTGTGACATGAGGTACTTCATTATATTGCTTTCGCAGATTCTGCACTCGAGCGGATAAGCGCGAGACTGATTCCACCTATCGTCACGAAGCTGAGGGCGGCCATGAAGATACTACTGGATATATCCTCGAATGATCCACCGGACTGTGACTTTTTGAGGATCTTATTCGCCACTTCCTCAATCGAAGGAAGATTCGTATTGCCTCCGCCACTCATAGGCGCCGAGGGCAGAGCACTACTCGCCAAGCCCGCTTTCAGTTCCGTAGTGCTTGATCTCAAAGTGTTTATGATATTTGGAAGAGCAACCATACTTGCTACTCCACCTCCCGCCAAGGCAGTTACTCCACCAATCACCGCGAATAGGATGTTTATGACAGGCTTATATGTGGCCGTAACGGAAGGTGGCAACATATTCAAGAATCCATATGTCCCCGTTCCCAGCATGGCGATTATAGCTGCGAGGAGGGCAGGTGTGATTGTTCCATGAGCACGGGTAAGTCCGCCATTCTCATCGCTTACAGGTCTCAAAGGCGACATCGGTTTCGCCGGGTTGAACGTAGTGAACGGCACCTTGTATCCTTCATAGGCAAAGGCCGGGCTGAACATTTGTATCAGATCAAACACATACCAGGGATTCAGTACGAGGAGATATCCGACCCACCACAGATTTGGGTAATACGTTGTAAGAAACGTGTTTCCGAGAACAAGCATTGCCTGTAGCCCGGCCTTCACAAAGAACCATGTCATTGCGTTCGTGGCCCACAGATTCATCCCACCGAATCCGAGATATGAAAAGGGCGGAATGGGGATTCCCCCTGCAAGTATGAACAGCCCGAACCATTCTACCGAGATCGGAAAGTAACTCGCAAGTGAAAAGGAACTTGTTGATGGGGCCGCGGCATTCATGAATCCACTGACTATAGACGCCATCGCTATTGAGACCTACGAGCTAAATCTTGAAGAGAAGACCCGCGAACCCATTCACCACACGCAAGACGTTGTGATTCTTGGCATAGACGGTAATATTTGAGTTGCCGCGATTGGGCACGTAGGCAGGATTCACAACAGTTCGAACAACGGGGGTGGTGCTTCCAGGTGGAATCAGATTGCCCTGTGCGTCATAGTTGAACTGTATGACCTCATTCGTATCTGGACGGAGATTCACCACGAGTGTCATATTGTCAATGCGACTCGCGTTCAAGGAACCGCTGGGTTGCATCTCTTCTGGCCGGAGTGCGAAACTATACAGATAGAGGAACTGCTTGATATCCGTACTCGTGTGGTATTGAAATGGCTGGACGATGCGGAAGTATCCGGCATCACGGGTGTCGAAGCGGTCGTATCCGTCCACTTGGAGGGTGGCATCTTGGAGCATATCACGTGAGATCCCGGGTTCATGCGCCGAAGTGCTCCCCCAGTTGAACCACTCATGGGTCGTGTCCATCACATCGCGACGAAGTACCCAGATCAACTCGCGCAGAGGGTGGTTGAACTCGAGACGCACCGACTGCGTATTTATACCTGACATGATCGTCTGCCTCGGCGTATATTGGATCTGCTCGATCAAGTATTCATGCGTATTCGCCACGAAGCGTCTGCGTTCCTCTGTGTCGAGATAGATATAGTCGCCCCAGAGACGGATATCCACGATACTTGTTGGAGTGGGCTGAATGGGCGCGCAAGTGGCCGTGGTGTTTCCATTATCAATCAGACTCGCCAGATCGCGGAATTTGATATTGATGCGAATAGGGTGATACTGCATCGCGAGGAGGGGCAGATAGAGTCCAGGATTCTTGTTGAACCAGAACTGGAGAGGAATATAGAGTTTCTCCGCGCCGTATTTGTACGTCCCTACAGAACACGCTTGACTGGGCGCAGAAACGGAAGGAAGGTTTAAGCCGTCCACGCGCCCGATCATGTTATAGAGGGCATCTCGCTGACTGGCGGGGGTGCTGAGGGAGGACCATATCAACATCCATTCTCCGGTCTGCTTGTCGATTTCCTGTTCGCCGATTTCCAGAGATATCTCTTCAATCATTGCATACCCCACTGTATTGACGTATTTGCCAGTGCTTCCGTCGCTCATTGTCACAAAGGGCAGGACCACCTCCAGAATCATGGGCCCGAGCAGATCTCCACGCCTGGGCACGAGAGCCGTAACACGCTTTCCGAAATCGGGGTCGCCGTCGAAGTAGATCTGCTGGGACTCTATCGCGAAATTCGTGTAGCGCCGATAGACCATTTTGAACCATGTTATCTGTGGATTTCCTGTGAGAAATACATCTTGTTTTCCCATGGCAACCAGTTGTAATAAACCACCACCACCAGGCATTCTAGTGTGTTGTGCGACTTATTCAGTAGACGCTATTCTTATATTGATATAGAACCCGCGAAGGATGAGTCGGACAATTGAATCACAACAGATCCAGAGCCTCTTGTATTCTGTCAATCCTCTTACTGCACAGCCGTATTCGACGAATATGATGGAGGTGGCCGATGGGCAGGGGACCTTTCGCTGGCAGGACATCTTTCAGACGATCAGCACACAGTCCGCCATCGTTGGCAGTGGTATTGGCTATCTGCCATCGAGTTTCGCCCAGATATATGGTGCTGCTTCATCCATATCGACCACACTCGCTACGAGCTATTCAACGTTATCGACTCAGATTGGCCAAGGAGGCATACCGGGTAGTATAACGGGGTTTGAGCTACAAAGTACCGTGTCATGGATTCAGGGCCCCAGTAAATATATCAGCACTGGCGATCTCGTGAGCTCTATGACGCCCTTTTTCAATGGATCTCTCTCTTTCATGTCGAATATACAGAGTACAGTGAATGGTCTGGGCTCCGCCCGCTATGTCAGCACGGCCTCACTCAATAGTACAACGACAGGGATCGGTAATCAGCTTCGTTCTACCATGAATAATCTCGGTACTACCGGCTACATCAGCACGCTATCTCTAGAGAGTACTATCGATGGCCTGGCTACAACAGGTTACATCAGTTCAGCCAGTCTGTACAGTTCCATGACGGGGCTTCTGTACCCCCCAACAAGTCCTGGTGGGAGCCTGGGGGTCGTGGTGACGGGTACTTCCGCTCCTCCCTATGTCAACTTCAACTCCCTCATCCAGGGCTATCTCGTCAGCACAAACTATGTGAATCAGTCGAATGCCTCCTTTTATGGTATTGTACAGGGCAACCAGCTCCCCAGTACCGTGAGCGGTGTGATAAGTTCTCTTGGGAGCATCGGATATGTGAGTACGGCCACGTTGCAGAGTACGAGTGCAGGGATCATTGCGGCGAAGCAGAATATATTCATTGATCGTGCTGGCGCAATGAGTATCTACAACTCCCAGGTCTATATTTCTTCTGTGGGCGCAATCACTTTCTTGAGCAGTTTTGTCAACTCTACGATCACCTATAAGGGTCTAAATGGGCCTATCGCAGGGCTCATTTCAGGGAACTCGAATCTCAGCTTTTCCACAATGAATCTACAGTTAGACGCCTTTTCGAGTCTGATCACTTCTTCCAGTCGTATTACAGCGGAAATCTATCCTACGTTCCAGTTTGACACCTTTACGAACGGGGCGGTGGCCTCGAAGGCCATTCCTATGGAAACTTATATTCAATATGGCAGCACCTATCTCAGTACGTCCCACATGACGCAGGTGGCCGCCGTAAATACGACAGCAGGGTATTCGAACTTCTACCAACAGCCTATGAAGATTTCCATTCCAGGCACACAGGTGCTCGGAATGTATGCGAATCCCTATGTGCTGACACATAGTCTGCCAGGGGGTCTCTCATACTTGACGAATACGGGATTCCGTTCTGAGAACGTGAATGCCTATTTTGCCTCTACCAACTCGTATTTTCTCACCATTCAGAATCTGTCATTCTAAGACAGAAGTAAATGGCTACGAGTCTAAAATCAGGTGATTTCGATGTCATCACCCTCCGACAAATTCAAATGCGTGAGGGACTCGCGAATACAGTCGTGCCGACTCAGTATATTCTTATTTCTGACGGTACAGGCTTTGGATATTGGAACTCTGTGAGTTCTATTAGCGGGGTACCCTTTGATGCTGTGTCTGATTCATACGGATCGACTCTGGCTGCTTCCAATATTGGCCACATTCTTCCTATGAGTACAATCGGCATTAACGGGCTTTTTAATATCTATGCTGACGGTGCAACAAGTACGCTTCTTTTCAGTAATGCTGCGCCTAATGTCTTGGTCGCCCAGGACAGTGTGCCTTTCGTATCCCGTCTGGCGGCTCAGATAGTCCCCAGTCCTGAGAATATCACTATGTCCACGTCACAGTCCACGCTGAAATTCATCGGGGTGGGGGACATTCAGTTATCTACTATTACGGATCTCCGTACGGTGTTTTTCTCCATTAGTTCTTTTACCTCAAAGGGATATGCGGATTTGTCCAGCGTTGCTCGCGCCTGGCCTGGATACTCCTATAGCACACTTTCCACGAACGCGGGATATGCCAGTTTCACCAGTTCAATCCCCTATTCAACGACATCAGGCGGATATGGATGGGATTGGAGTCCCTCTCTGGGCTCGAATATCCCCATGTCAACCGTCGAACAGTATCCTTCATATAGTACGGGCGACGTCTATTTCAGCACGGTGAGTTTCAATATGACTCCCTTCATGCGCTATATTCAGCCGAACTCCACTACGAAGATGTTTCTGGAAGTGAATCCGAACTACATGTTCCAGCGCATGTTTCTGCCGGCGACAGCGCCCTATAATCTTTTCAAGGGTTTCTCGAGTTTCATACAGTATCAGTCACCCAGGGGCGTTCAGATTCTTTCTACTTCCGTCCAAGGGAACGTCATGACGTCACAACAATCAAACGCCTACAGCTCGAACTATTTCAATAATAATCTGAAACTGGAAATCGATCCTGCAGTTATCACAAGTAACGCGGCGATTGATGGGAACTCTTTTGCATATTATACACTCTATCACCGGATTCCTGGGGGAATGGCGAGCCTTCTGTGGGATGGCTTCTGTGACTACAATATAAGTGATCGCGGCGGATTCAGTAACAATGCTGGTGTGAATGTCGATAACTATACTCCTCGGAGTAACGCAGTGTTTCTACATGTTTTCAATCAGGCTGGGAATGCCCCACCCATGCCTGGGCCGTAAAATGTGTTCTTCTCATAGAAAAATGAATACCTTGATGCTCGCCTATGCCGCCCTTCTGTTCGTTGTTTTGACCCCCGGTGTTTTGCTGCGTCTGCCCATGAATGGCTCCAAGATGGTAGTGGCAGTGACCCATGGTGTGGTGTTTGCTCTTGTGTGGCATTTCACCCATAAGATGGTGTGGAGGGCCGCGTATGAGGGCTTCATGTCAGGAGCTGGAGAAACCTGCACGGCTGGCACTGACTGTGCGAGTGGTACCTGTACTGGTGGCCAGTGCGAGTAATCTCACATGTTTTCAATCAGGCTGGAAATGCCGATGCCAAGACCATACAAATAAAAT